GTTTGTTTATTCATCACTTAATACACTCGCATCTACTACCAGATTATCAGTATCTAATGAATCCTTTTTGTATTGTAGAATAGTAAATTCACAAATTCGTTTATAGATTTGTTCTTTTACAGATGGGTTGTTTTCCAATATTTCTTGTAACTCTTTGGCTTGGAACTTAAATTCTTCACCAGTTTCAGTATCAACATATGTGTACCACGCTCCACCTTGCTTAACAAAGTTATAATCTTTCATTGCTCCCAACCATGCTCCATAGTTGTCAATACCTCTATCAAAGAAAATATCAAAATCTGCTGAACGTAATGGTGGTCCTAATCTATTCTTAATAACGTTGGCTCTTACTTTGATACCAACAATTCTCTCATTACCTTTTTCATCCTTTGCTTTGATTTTACCGGTTGATGCTAATCGCAACCGAACCGAAGCGTGGAAAGCAATTGCTTTACCACCCGATGTAGTCCAAGGGTCTGAAAATGCCATTGCGTTCATCTTTTGGCGTAATTGGTTTGTGAATACTAATGTAATCTTTTGTCTACCAATCACATTTGTGATTTTACGCATTGCCTTTGAAATAATGATTGCCTTATCAGTTGCGTATCCATCCTTATCGTAATCAGCTTCCAGCTCTCTCTTTGTAGATGCTGCTGCTACTGAATCAACTACGATAGTTACTAACTTATCTTTATCACCTTTTCTTACTTGCTCAATGATTGTATCAATTGTTTCAAATATATCCTCTACGGTATCTGCCGTAATATATAATAGTTTAGATACATCTACACCAATCGCATCAAAGAACTCTCTACTTACCGCAGTTTCGGTATCAATCAACACTGCAACACCACCTTGCTTTTGCGTTTCCGCTAACACGTGTGCTGATAGTAATGATTTACCACTCTGCTCTAATCCCGTAATTTCCGTAATTCTACCAATTGGAAAACCTCCAAATGGTCTATTGGAAACTGCAACATCCAACATAGTTGCCCCATAGGACACCCACCCCGTTATATTGGTGGGTGCATCCTCCGAGTCATCATCTAAAAAGAAAGCAACCTTTTGGTCTTTGTATTTCTTATTTAGATTATCGGCAATTTGTTGTGCTAAATCTGCTTGAACTTTTGCCATTATAACTCCTTTTTATTTTATGAATTGAATAAATCTTCAAATGCCGATGCTACATCAACCTTTGTAGAAGCAGGTTTTTCTTCTGCTACATCCCAAGGTAACTCTGTAATTGGCTCTGTTGATTTAGGTACTGAAACAGGTTGAGGTGCTACTTGCTCCTGAACCGATTGTGGTTTAGGTGCTAATGTTTCAGATGCAACCGATGGTGCAGGTGATTCTTCATCCTCATGTTGTGCAGTTGGGTTTAACCAATTTTCTAAAACACCTTTCAATTCAGCGTAAGATAACTCACTATAAATGTCAGTAATTTCCGTCTGCTCATTTAGTAATTTGTTTTCTAACTCTGGGTTTTCAGTTAGTTTTGTTACATTTGGTTTTACTCTGATACGAGTCTCTGGATATGTTTTACCAGCTTCTTCTACGATTTCGATTACCACATCACGACCTTCGTTCTCATCGGTAATATCACCATAATCAGGGTCTGCAATGATTGCAAGAATCTCTTGATATACAGTTTTACCAAATCCCCAAAACTTAACTCCTTCGCTTTCTTGTCCACGAATAACCACAGGTGCGAATGTACGCAATTTCGGCTCCATCTTCTTACCTGCTTTCCAATTTTCAGTATCACCTAATCGTTTTAACTTTTCGGCAAACTCTAAAATCGGGTCAGGTCTTCCAAAAGAAGCTGGTGATAAATAAGTTTTGTTGTTAATGTTGTAATGAAATAAAAGTTCAATAAAAGGATTTTGTTTGTTGAACTTATAAGGAACTATGCGTAATACATATTTTCCTGGTTTTGGTTTCCATAAAGCATCTGTCTTTTTGGATGTGTTTTGCAACGAATTGAGACGCTGCTTGATTGCACTAATGTCCATAATGTACGTTTTTGTTTTTAAGTTTTATTTATTTTAGATTTTAAGATTATCGCGATAAATCTTACACATATAAATATCGGATTCTTAAAATGTTGAAACAAAGATACGAATATTTTTTCGTATCTCCAAATTTAATTGAGGATAATATCATTTGATTTAACTAACTCAATTAACTCTTCATGTGTATATGCTAGAGATTCTGCATAATTTATATCATTATCATATTTTATAAACCAATTTCCTAATTTATTATCTAAATCGTATTCTTCATTTTCACGTTCATACACCGATTTATCAATTACACCATTACCATATGCAACTGCAAACCAACTATGTTCTTCAAATTGAGTAAATAAAAAATCGCTATCATTAATGTTTACAGTTCTTTTTTTCCAACTATTTAAACGTCTTTTCATTTTTGGACTTAATGTGGTTCTTTTTTGGTAATCTCTCCAAAAATCAGTATCATTTCTATCCGTAATATAATGGAATTGTAAAAAATCAATTATTGTTTCGCAAGTATCTCCTATTAGTTTGTTGTAATCATCAATCTCATCTTCATCTATATTATGTATATTATCAGATGTTAGATTTCTCAATTGTGTTATTATCAACCAAATGGATGTTGCTTCAATTGGTTCGGTAAATGTTGAACTTAAACCAACCGCTATACAATTTTTAACCCAAGATGTAACATATCTTCCAGCATCGAATGGTATAACTTTATTGATTTTTATTTCCTGTCCTACCATTTCTTCAACCTCTTTCTTTGCTTCTTCTACGTTAATATATTTGTCATCAAATACATATCCACAACCCCATCTATTCTGTAAAGGTATTTGCCACATCCAACCATATTTCATTGCTACCGCTTTAGTGTATGGTGGTAGAGTATCTGATTTTGGTAAAAAGAATGGTATAGCAGTATTTACTTTTAATTTATCCTGATGCGATTTCCATTCTACACCAAAATGTTTTCCAATAAATAATCTTGCAAATCCGGTACAATCAAAAACAAAATCTGATTTTATTTCAACATCACCACATTTTATTGAACCAATTCCACCATTTTCATTTGATATAATATCGGTTATTTTGGCTTCAATTCTTTTTACACCACGCTCTTCGGCTTTCATTCTTAAAAATTTAGCCAATAAACTTGCATCAAAATGGTAACTATAATTTGAAACAAAACTTACTTTTCCGTTTTCATTGATAAATGGTGATTTATTATTGTAAGCAAGTTTAGAAACCAAACTAATATCATCCATCGTTTCACCATTCGCAATAGCATTTATATACGCATATTGCTGTCCATTATCGGGTAAACCACTTACTAATGTATTTTTTGTTTTTGTAAAATTATAAGGACTTAAATTTGAATCGGAAATTCCAAAACTATGCATATACTTTTTACCATCACCCCTCCAATTTTCAAAACTAATACCCATTTTTAAAGTTGCGTTTGCATACTTTATAAGCTCATTTTCACTAATGCCCAATGCAAATAATATCCAAGGTAGTTGTGGGGTAGAACCTTCTCCCGCGCCCAATATACCAATATCTTCGCTTTCTATAAGTGTTATATTATCTTTTGGACATATGTGTTGTGCATATAAAGCAGTCAACCATCCTGCAGTTCCACCACCAGCTATTACTATTTCCATTATTTACCCCATTTTTTGTTTTGTACGATTTGTGCTATGATTCCATAGACTGATAAGTCCTGATATGTATCCGTAAGTGATTCGCCTACATTATCTTGTGCACCAATAATAATCATTTGTTTTAAGCGGTTGATTTTATCGTTGATACGAAACCATAATCCAGTAAGAGATAGTTTAATATCTGCATCAGTTCTACATTCAGTTCCTACTGAAATGTTACCTGGTCCATAGTTTGATTGTTTTCGGCAGAATAGTTCGTATTGTTCTACCATAATGCGTTTGTATTCCGCAGTAGTTTCTGGATAATCTTTTTCCGCTTGAGCCACTATTTGTGGGTCTGTGTAATCGTTCTGTAACATATTTATTTTGGTTTTAATTAATTTGCAATCCTTCAATCTCAATCACATCAAATACTCTTGTTGTTATTTTTCTAACTCCTTCTGCATTTGTAAGTAATATACAATTTCTGTACTCTTCCCAATCTACCTCATACTTTTCATCCAACATACCACCCGTCTTTTCCATTATTAATTGGTTTAGAGCGTTGATTGTATATAAGGTATTAGTTTGTTTTTTTCTATGTACTAAAATAGTCTTTAACTCGCTTTCTGGATGTTGTCCTTCCACCACCACATTATAAGTTACAAACAAATCGTTAGGGACGTTTTTATTTTGTAAAACATAAATGTAATTATATGCTAATTTATAACTTTTTTTTATAAAATCCAAATTATTCTCAATATCTTTTTTTGTTGAGAACGTACATAGTAACTGCGTCTTTATCATATCTTCATTTTATACTCCTTATAAGTATAAGAAAATGGTATAAATACTATTTTATTCTATGTCTGAATAATAATTTTTTAGAATTATTCTTTTCAGTTTTCAAGTCTAATTGTAGATATGTAGAATCATCTTTACCACTCATATTTACAACAATTTTTACCCCATCATATTCTATTTTAAATGGTTGTTTTGGGTTACAATAGTATTCTGGCGAGTGTACCACAGATTCACCTGTTCTTTTGTTTGTAATCAATGTACTTACACCTTTACCACACCCATGTACCGATTGCCACATTTTTAATAATTGAGATTGTCCCTCTGGTGTTTTTGATATTTTTTCCAATTCTTCTGCATATTTTTTCAAATACTCTTGTCTGTATGCTGTTTTATTTTTATTTTGTTCAGCTGAACTCATTTCGTTTGTCCAACTATACTTTTTATCCAATTCACGCTTAAATGTATCAATTTGATTTCCCGCATCTCCACCAAGATATACTTCACCGGCGTTATTTACACCCGAATTTTTCATGGTTATATTTCTTGGGTCATCGTAAACTTTAAGAGAATATTTTACAAATACAGTTTCTCCAGATTCCGTTTGTATTTCAACCATTATATCAGTTGGGTCTGTTTTTGGGTCTATACCAAGTTTATTTAAAGCAGTTGAACCTCTACCACCAACTTGAGTTGCTTTTATAATTTTTGAATTTGGAAAATTTTGTAATATACTTTCTTTTACAGCATTTGCAGCTTTTTTATTATCTTCATCTGATTTTTTTACATCTCCACCTACTTCTGAATATTTTTTTGCAACTTCATCTCTATTTTTTATATTTTCATTTGATGCATCTAATTCAGCAACTACACCAGCTTCGTTATGTTTTCCACTTAAATCAGCTTTTTGTCTATCTAGAGTAGAACCACGCATTGGAATGTAAATATCATTTTCTTTCATAACCCTATTCATCTCTTTGGTTATTTCATCCCCACTATCACCTGTAAGATATTTTTCATCTACCGGCAATGAATTACTAACATATACTTTTTTACCACCAGCGTGTCCTTGTATTAGATTATATTCAGCCATTTCACGCATTGCTTCAACTTTTTCTTTTTCAGTTGTAGCATTCATAAATTTATTCCAATTTTTAATAAGAATTGCTGCTCTTTTTTGTGTATCTTTATCGCTATTTTTAACTTTTTCGGCAAGTTTTACTAATCTATTAGTTCTATCCACAACCATTGGTTTTGAGAATTTTTTTAAATTATCGCTTTTAGGTGGTTGTTTTTGAGAATTTTTAGAATCTTCTTTTTGTTTATTTTGTTTTTCTTTAGATGTATCACTTACTGCACCTACCGTTGTTTCCTTACCCGCAATTGTTACGGGTGTATCTGAACGCATTTTGTGTTGAGATTTATAATCAGCAAGTGCATCTTTATCTGGAAAATCAAGTTCAGCTATTACATTTTTATACAACTCACCCAAAATATCGGATTTGTACTCCGCAAGTTCGGTAGTATCTAATATTTCACTTAAAATATCTACGTGATTTTTATTTCGTAAATTTACTATACCTACTCTATAAGAAAGTTCTTCTAAAACTTCTTGATAAATCTCATCTAAATTATCTAAAATCATAATTTTCACCCGTTACTATTGTTGCTGGAAACTCTTTTGAGTCTATTATTTTTTCATATATCTGTTCATATAAATATGTAATTTCGTAATTAGGAACATCAAAAACAAATGCATCATAGTTATACATTATCAGTTTTCCCAATCCTTTATACTTTTCTTTTATTTGTTTTAGGATTTGAATGTTTCGTTCCGTTTCATATGCTTGAATTACATAGTTTAATACTTTTGCCGGTGGTGGATTATCTTCACCAAACTTTTCCTTTTTGATTTGTATGTTATAGTGCGGAGTCATTACGAACCCATATCTATCTAAATCTGCTTTGTATTTTAATGCTAATAAATTTACCTCATTAAAAAATGGTAACTCTTGCATTTCAGAACTTACACCACCATATATGGATTGGAATACTAATTGTTTAGCCCCATCTCTTGCACCATCCAAATCAGCTACACCACATATAGCAGCAACCCAATCATAAAAATCTAATTGAGAATTGAATTTACTCATCCATTCTTTAGTTCCAATTTGTGTTTTTATTAAATCAATAAGTAAATGTGGGTGATATGCCGAATAATCTATACTCACTAACTTACCATCTTTGAATCTACTAACGAATGCTTTACGCATATCACTCTTTTTTGGTATAGCCGAGTAGTTTATCCCACCATGTCTATTTGATGGACGTAGTGTGGAAGTATGGAGGTTGTATTCGGTGAATACTAACCCATCTTTATTGATATGTTTTTGTGGTAGTAAATCTCTTAATTTTTCATCTACAAATATGCCTGATTTTTCTATCCATTGGAATACTTTGGTTGCATCTTTTACAAAATTAAATACAGATTCACCAACTCCATCTTCTAATTCATATTGTAATATGTTTTTTATTATACCAACTTGCTTTGATAATGGAATACTATCGTTTAAGTTGTTTTGATATTGTAGTGGTGTACTTCGTTTGTAGAATGATTGTATTTCTCTAAATGGTTCTTCTTCGTTTTTTACATCTGTAATGAATCTGTATAAATCTATGTCAACCGATTGTTTTAATCCAATCAAATGTCCCACACTCTTACCATTTATTAGTGCTTTACTTCGTGGCGATTCTTCTAATAGTTTTAACGCATCTTCTCTTAAACTCAAACCATCGGTGTGGTTTAGATTGATTACATAGAATTTTTGCATACAGCAAACTACAATAAATGATATACGATTGTTTAGAGCATGCTTGTCCACATCCGAAAGTTGAATGTATATTCTACTTGGACGAGTATTAAACTCCAATAAGAAATCATTAAACGATTTAGAATCCTCTATGTATATAACCATCTTACAAATATAACAAAAAGATTTGGTATATCCAAATTATCCTCTATAAAATTTTGTAAGATTTTTTACATAAGTATCTATGTTACCCATAGTTTCTTGTGCGTAGTTGATTGAACGCTGATTTAGTTGTTCTACTTCAAATTTGTTTGTACCAGTTATTTTCCAACGCATTTTTAATTGTAAATAAAAAGGACTACTTGTAAATTTATCGTATAATTCTTTGTTTATTTCAGAAATAACACCAAATGGTTCGTTTCTTTTTCTTACAAAATACCGATAAATAAAACCAATGTTATAATCTTGCTCATTTGGTTGAGCTTCAAATGTTGGAAAACCAGTTTCAACTAATTTCACATTACTCTGTAAAGATTTATATATATCTATATTAGTCATAGTATTAAACGTTAGTAGGTCTATATCTGAATTTAATCGTTGTTTCCCAAGTATCAGAAACTTTATGTGTTACTTCCGTTACTTGAAATACTCCACTTTTATCAAATGGTACTCTATCTATATTTACAACTTTTCCAACAGTAATTCCGGATATACCTAATACTGTTAATTCCAATTCAATTGGTAATAATGGGTTATTTTTATTTAATCCACTATTGCCAAAGTATAAATTTTTACACAATGCGGTATCTTTTAATATAGCACTAACATCTTTTGTTGGTGACCCGTTTGTCATTATATCATCATCTGAATGAATTACAATACAATTATCATCAATTAAAGTATTTGTGGGTGTAATTGGTCCTGCTGTATTAAATCCAGTAATAATGTTTCCCGCAGGAGGTGTTCCTCCGGCTGCAGCGCCTCCAGCCGCAGCTGCTGGTGTTCTTGGAGTAGTTCCATCCGACATTGGAAATTGTGTAGGGACATTTACATTTATACCAGGAATATTACCAAATCCAGTTCCAGGAATAAATCCACCTGTGTTTGCAAATGATGCATCAGGTATATATGATTTTAAATTTAATATATCCGTTGGGTCTTGTTGAAATTTAAAAAATAAATTTTTTCCAATTTCTTTTGATTTTTGATTACCAAGCATAGCCATTGCAATAATTTCCTTTGGTAAATCTGCTGAAAAATTTATGTTTGTTATGGTAGTATTATCGTTAAATAAATGTATAGTTGATGGCATAGCTACCACCGATGGTATTAATGCATAATCAACAATTGTATAAATCATAGTACCATTACTATCCGATTGAACTTGTGGTGCTAGTTCCATTAATCCGGCTCCTGCAACATTTATTTCATCGCATAATTTTTGTATAAAATCACCCATTTTACCATTTTCACCCATACTTTTTGCAACATCTAATACAAAATCAACCTTTAAAAATATATTTTTTATATACCCCCATTTTCCTTTTTCATAATTATTTCTATCTCCATTGTAAATTTTTAAAATACCTTTACTTGCAATTTGTTCTGGAAATTCTTTACCAGATTGTAATTTTAAATTTTGAGTATTTTTAGTATCCAAAACCAAAGTAGCGCCATCAACATTCTGTGCAACTATTGGATTTGCCATTGTTGCGTTTGGAAAAATAACATTTTCAGAATTACTTATTATATTTGGATGGGCAGCTGCTACTGCATTTGATATATCTAACTTATAATCATTTTGTTGCTTTCCTTTTCCTTTGTTTATAGTATAATCTACTAAAAATTCCATACTAATAAACACATCATCACTATATGCATCGTGGTCATATTCTATTACTGGATTAAAAAGAGTACCAATTCTAGATAATAATGCAGAAAAGAATCCTTGATTTGAAAAATTATAATTTATAGTATGCTTTTTTGCTATATCATTTTTTAATCCTAAAAATTGACCATTTTCTAATTCTAATACACGTGCCAAACGATTGTCTGCTACCGAATCTTTGGTTGATGAGTTAGTATTTTTTTTATCCTGTCTATTAGTACCCAAATAAGCAGGTATTTCATTTTTTGTACCAACTACAAATGTAGCATCGACACTTGCATCATTATTTATGGTATAACTAAAATCAATAAGTGGTCCTACCATTACATCTTCCGTACCATCTCCACAAAATTTTTCCCACGTATCTATATTATCTACCAATGTTTTAGCGGTTGGAGCATCTAATCCCTGTGGTACTGAATAATCTGCACCACTACTTCTTTTCTTTGTCCAGCCCCATCTAATTGCCTTTGGAGTACCAATTCGAAAAAATTCGCTATGATATTCCATAGCTCCCATTGATGGGAATTTAATAGTTATATGCCCCTCACGCAATACACCCATACTACCACCGGGTTTTACTTCAAGCCCAACCACCATTGGTGGAAATCTCCAACCCATTTGTCCTGGTACAAATGATGTATAATCTGAATCGTTTCCTATAACAAATGAACCCTTTTGATAAGATATAAACCTAACAAACGGCATTGCACCAGAGAACGTTTGCTTAAAATAAGCAGATGTACCTGATATTGCAGCCGTTTTAGAGGATGGTAAAGGTTCAAATAATGGAAAATGATTCATAACTATTTATATTTTATTTGTAACATTGGATGGATTATTCGGTATTCTTAATTGTAATCCAGGTTCCAATTTTAAATCAACATCCGTCATATTATTATATACAGCAATAACCCACCATAAAGATGCATCTTTATAAAATTGAAATGCAAGCGTATCTAATCTATCATCTTCTTCCGTTATTATTAACACATCGGAATCAACTGCTTTAAAATACGGCATAAGATTTGAATGAAATACTAAACCATTTGCTTTTTTCTGTATATTGAGTTTATCGTATCTTCCCATATTAGTTTAATTATTGTGGTGCTCCACCTAACATTCCAGTTGATGATTTTGGTGTACTTGTTGGATTTATTTTAAATTCATTACTACTATTTAAATCACGTCCTCTTTCAGAAGTTGGTATTAATTCGTCCGTAGTATCTGTGCCAATTGTGTTAAATATACCACTACCATTTGGTGCTTCACCCGAACCTTCGGTTTGCCATTTTTCCGGGTCTAATATATTTGGTACTTCGCTCGTTGATGTTTCACCACCGGTAAATGAATTTTGGTTTATAGTTCCTTCCATACCGGCTTCGTCAGAACCTTGTTTTCCAAAAAATGGTCCAAGTCCTTGTAACTTTTTAATATCCGTATTTCCAGGTTGTAATTTTTTGCCAAAATTTAATCCTGGTAATGATGGTTGATTATAGTCATAAATTGGTTCATTTGATTTAAACATTTCATTAAACCCACTCATAGCACTTGGTATAACTTTATATGTAATATCAAATTCACATATAAATGGGACTTGTGAATTTTCTTGTATTTCCCAAGGTGAATTATCAGGTATTGTTATTGTACAATTTGTTAAAAATCCATAGGATGAATCAACAAAGTTTCCTATTTTTAATTCACATATTTTCCCCTGAATACCATTAGTACCTCCCCAACTAGCCAATGTAAGATTTTGTAAAAATTCTACTTTTTGCCAAAGTTGAACTAATTGTTTTTCATTTTTTGCATACAATTGACCTTTAAATGATATTTCCCTTTCAAATGATTCATAAAAATAAAATTTGTTTGGAGAACCAATCGGTTTAACATCTCCCCAAGTTGGTGTGGGTGTATCAGTTAAACCAGTTAGATTTGACATTAACATTATATAGTCTTTACTATTAACATCTTTTAAATATATTGATATTAAATCTGAATTTTTTTTTGTATTTCCATCAAGTGTCAAAGATGATAATGATGTGTGTCTTTTTGAATTTAGTACATCCACTTCTTCCAAATCACCACCGGGTGTAGCACCGCTTGGAGTTATATTAGCTCCAGATTTTTGACGTTTTACACCTACGAATAATTTTGTATTAATTGCATTTTTGCCATTATATAAAGTACTTTCACCTTTTCCCTGTTCTTTATAAACATTTTTTGAAAATGAAACTTCTTTTAAATCTTCTTTTGTTAAACCTTCAACATCAATAAATTTATATTTAATTCCTTGTATGTTATCTTTGGCTCCTTCATCGTATGTAATATACCCTTTAAATCCGGATGAACCTATAAAGTTTGATAAAGCAGGTTTTAATGATGTATATTTTTTACCATCTAATCTGATTGTATTAAGTTGTTTTTCTGCATTTATACCTTCATATTTTGTATAAAAACGCTCTCCTTCTCGCATCAATTGGTCTTCACCAGTTGCAATACCCGTTAATGTTCCATTACTTTTTCCAAAACTTTTTGTTGCGTAATCGGATGGATATATTGGTAAATCATTATCTTTACTATTTAATGGATTTTTTATTTCACGTAAAGAACCATTCCCACCACCTCTTTTAGAACTTAATCCAAATTTTTTACCAATACCCTGTAAAGCAGAAAATCCAACATTTAATGCCAAATCAATCGCCGCGCCACCTATCCTAACTCTACCACCCTGACCAGGTGAACCTATATTTTGTGAAATTTGTTTTGGTGTTGCAAATGATGTTAATAGATTTCCTATTGCATTTTTGTTGTTATTTACGCCACCATTATATAAACTAGTATATAAACCATTTTTTGTAGATAGACCTAGGAAAGGTAAATCATTTACCTCATCACTTGGAAATTGTGGATTTGTAAATGAATTTAAAGCGTTTCTTACAAAACCACCAACCAAAGTATTATTACCAAATGTACCAGCCAATAAACCTCTTGAAAGTCTATCTACTCCACGTTTTGCCAATTGCATTGGTTCTACTGCACCACGAGTTAAAATTCTAGCAGAATCTACACCATATATTTCAATAACGTTTTCTGCTAATTTTTGATATTGCCTATCATATGGTAATTTTACACCTTCAACGTTTAAACCAATAGCGGGGATGTTTATATTACCAGTTGTTGGTCCTACTTCTTTGGAAGATAGCATATCAGCTTTAACTTTATTTGGGTCAAAGTTAGAATTATTAAATTGAAATTCTCCCAATAAATCTTTTAATTGCTTTGCCATCTTTTAACTATTTTTCAAAAATTTACGCATTCCTCTTGCAATTTCTCTACCATCTATATTCACCACTAACTCTTCACCCATTATAGCATTTGTTAATTTTTTAACTTCTTCAATTAATCCAGCTACATTGGTACTACCACCCGTAGTTGTTTGAGTTGTAGTGGTTGCAGTTCCACCTACCGGTACACCCGCTATACCTAATTCATTTAATCCACTTAAAATAGGCAATGCTAAACCACCACTTGCCGCTACTAATCCTAATGATGTAGCCAATGCAGTTAATGCAGTTGCCATTCCGTATATTGGTGTAATGTTTAATGAAGATAATACTGATAAATTTTCAGTAATCATTCCAAATGGGCTACTAATACTCGATAAACCATTACCAACTACCATCAATGCCGCGCCAAACATACCCAACGCAATTGATGCAAAACCTAATGCAACTGCTCCTAACATAATTGGTGCAGCAAATGCGCCGAATGCTGCTAATGCCAAACCAACTACAACCAATGCACCTGCCAATGATATAATTTCATTAGCACCAATCTTTGTAAATTGTTGTAACGCTAATCCCAATACATATATAGCAGCTGCTGCTATTAATAATGCAGCTGCACCTTTAAGCATTGCACTAGCATTATTACCTGCACCACCAACTGATTTACTTGTTTTATCAACACCGCTTGTATCCATTTTTGGTGCAATTGATTTATTTGATGTAAAACGTCCTGCTGAATCTCTAGCTTTTGTTAAAGAGCCCGCGCCACCTGCTAAAGAAGAACCTGCACTTGATGCATTAACGGAATCTTGTGCAGCTTTTACTGCAAATAATCCAGAAACCCATTTTTTAAGTCCTGTCCATATTTGTGGTAAACTAGTTCCAAATGTATTGAAAGCAAATCCTATATTTCCTAATAAGCTAAATACACCTGGTAATATACCAAGCCATTTTCCAAAACCGGTTGTTCCAATTTGGTCAACCATTGCACTCATTGTATTAAATGATGCCGTCATTGCTCCAACTGGTTTTAGTGCTTCTTTTTCATTAGCAATCATTTGTAGTAACTCTTGGTTTGATACACCAATTGCAGCTGCTAATGCTCTTTTTTCAATTGGAGACATTTTATCATATGCTGCAATACCACCAGCTGCTTTTAACGTTTCGTTCATTGCACCATTTATATCACCAGCATAAGCTAACTCTCTTGCTCTTTGTAAATTTAAATTTCTGCCAAGTATTACAGATGCTTCCATTTCATTAGCAACCGATGTTTGATAATCTAATAAATTATCTGAAATCTTACCAGCAGTTGATAAATCAACTCCTAACCTTGCCGCATTTATAGCTGCATCTTGTAGATTTTTACCACCATTTTTTGAATATACGGCAAACAACTCTGTGTTTTGAGCCAAATCTTTAAATACCTGCGATGGTATTGCACCATTAGCAGCTGCTAATTGAGATGCTGCTTCTAATGAATTTAAAGCTACTTCATTTGATAAATTTGATAAATTACCAAATTCATTTACTAAAACACCAGCTTCTTGTCCACTAACACCCAAACGGGCTGGTAGTAATCCCAAATCAAATGCCAATTCATTTGATATTTTATTTACATTACCAATTCTAGCACCAAATTCAGTTACTGCTCCAACTGCTTCTTCACCCAATATTAAAGATATTGCTGTAAGTTGTGATTTAAAACCAACCAATTGAGCAAAACCACCACCTATTTGAGCATTTATTTTACCAAACTCATCTGCCACATATCCTGCTGCAAATCCAATTACTGTCATTGCACCAGTCCAACTACTAAAAAATACTTTTCCATAATTAATTAATTTTTGGAAAAATTTATTACCAGCTCCTAACTCCTCATTCATTTCCTCATATAACTCTTTTACATCTTTTTGCATATTAGCAAATTTAGATGCTTTTATATACGCTTCATCCAATGATTTCATTTGAGCAATCAATTGTGCCTGTGCTTCTTTGGCTGCTTTACCTTGCTTTGTTCTGCCATCGTCTTTCATATCCTGCAACTCTTTCAATTGTTGCAACATTATTGTATATTGGTTTTGATATTCTTGCGTATATTCTGCTATCTGCGCTGCATCTTCTTTATTTAATTGAGCTAAAGATGTAATTGCACTAATAGCATTGGCAGCTGCTGAATTTGCCGATTTATACTTATCGCTTTGTGCCTCTGTACTATTTGCAATTGAAGTTCCAAAATCAATACCTAATTTTGTTGCATTTCTTAAATCAGTTTGCAAACCACCCATTGCCGAACTTATTGAACCAATTGATGACTCAATATTTGAATATTGGGTCATTTGTATTTTTAGTTCATCTCTTTGTTCTTTTGCAAGAGTTAATCCGAGTGCACGTTGTTTATTTAAAACTACAAGATTTGTGGTTATTTCTTTTAACTCCTTTGCTTCTTTTTCGTCTAATTTTCCACTTGTTTTTTTTAATTCATTTTCTTTTTTAATTAGAGCAAGTTGTCTCTCCTTTGCCGCATTAATTTCTTTTTGAAGGGCTAGGTTAGACTTATTAAGGTCGTTTAGTGAACGAGCATTTGATTGTTCTTGCGTATTATCAGCCATTACTATTAGTTATTACTTTGTCTAATTTGCTTCAATAAATCGCCATATTGGTCTTCAATATTTTTCATTGCTTTTATTGCAGTTGGGTGCATACCAGCTTTATCAGCTGCTGCTATATAGTTATCCGATACACCTTTTTGTAATGCTTTGAAGAAATTATCAACAATTTTATTTAATAGACTTTCTGATAATACGGCTTTATTTTCTTTTAGTTTCATAATGATGTGATTTATCTTATATAAATATCCATAAACAAAAAAAGTTAGGATTTATTATCTCCTAACTCTGTTTGCTTTTTCAATTTGTTCCTTTTCTTCTTTTTTAACTTTAATCAATTGATTCACATATAATCTGCGTATATGTAGTGGTAAATTATATACATCCGCAAATGTAAAACCACCTCCTCCACCCAATATCAAAAAGAATATCTCTTCGTGAAGTTTTAAACTATAATCAATTGGTAGGGTAAAAAAAGCTAATCCCAAATGGGATGTCTAGCGCCTCCGTTTCGCCTGTGATTTCAGATGTGAAATCGTATTTAAGGTTCAAATCAGGTGAGATTAATTTAATATAATCTCTAATTACTCTTGTATCTCTTGCTAACATATTTTTAGCAAACTTATTGATATTTCCCTTATCAGTATCACCATCCACCGATGTAATCATATATTTTAAACGAGTAGATACATCTGAAGTATTATCTTTGTTTTTAGATAATCTTTCTAATGCTTGGATTTCAGCGTTTATATCCTTTTCATCTTTGTGAGTTAATAACTTAAATGTTATTTTCTTTTTAGATGTTGGTAATTCAAACTCATAACGATTTTCTGCATTTAATATACTGAAATCAATATCTTTTGTTTGTATTTCCGAAAGGTCTATTGTTACTTTTTGTCTTTCACCACTAAATGGGTCAGTAACTTCTACTTCATAATCAGGCCCATAACCCAACACACGAGTTGCAAGAAATACTGCATTCTTATCACCAATTACAATATCATCACAATTCACATCCGGTTGAACAATTACCGATTCAAATAATTTATCTAATACAATACCTTTACGGATTAAATTTTGTGAAGAAAGTATATCTTCTTCTTTTGCAGTCATATATTTAATTTCCAAAGTTCCCTTACTTAACGGATTTGATGCAGGATAGCACTTTCCTTCCGATGGTAATGAAATTATTTGAGTTGGAAAATCAAATGTTTTTACTGGTGTTGGTTGTGGTGTTTGTTCCGTTTGTGGTTTCGCCTGAATTGGTTGCGTACCACGTGAAATACTTAAATTCTCTTCCATATAACTTATAATAAATTGTTTTTTATTCCTATTTGTCTAATACAATCTGGTCTTGTACATAGTTCATTTGGTAGATTACCACAAGAACATTTATTTTCATCTATATGTGATGAAAACTTTTGCACACTATCCAAAAGTAATCCTTTAGTTTGAGCAGGTTGTTGCTCTTTGAGTAAATCTCTAATTTCAGTTAATAGAGATTTGATTATTGCAAATTGTCCTAATTCCATAACATTATTTTTGTATATATAAATATACCAAAACAAAAAAAGTGTGTAAAAAATTACACACTTTTCTTAAATTTTTAATTTTGTTAATATTAGTATTCTAATACACAATAATCCATTGAAAGAGTTACTGTAATATTTACAGGGTCATTTGAACTCCAATCCATATCACCAAATTCGGCTGCTGAAATAAATGCTCCTATCAATTTCCACTCTTCTACTTTATCGCCAACTGGTCCTAATGCGTAAATGCTAATATCTTTTTTGTAGAAATCTGCATAACCATCACGACCTGTAATAGATTCATGTGAAGTTCTAATCCATTCCATTACCGCCTGTGCTCCAGATGGAACAATTGGGTCATACAAAGTGATTGTTAAATCAGACCAATCAGATTTTCCTTTAATCTTACGTTTTACGTTGATGTGGTCCAATATTACTGTTTCACTTGTATATTTTGGTCTGTTAGCCGCTTTTATCATAAACGATGGGATACCACCGATTTCCATTACAAATCTATTAGCTAATTTGGGTTCAAAATTTTGATAAAAAATCTTATCATACCCTAATACGTCTGCCATTTTTTATATTCTCCTTATATCTTTTATATAAATATATGTTTTTTAAATTTATTATGCTCCAAAAGTTGCACCAGTTGGTAAAATGTTGAAGTCAATTTGGATAAATTCAGCAGTTTTAGTAGGTTGTAAGAAAATTGCTCCTTGTAATATGTTTCTATCAATTACGTCAGGTGTATTATTTGAATCATCCATTACAACTCTAAACGAATATAAACCTTGTCTTTGTTGGATACCCTCTAAATATGGATTTACTGTGTTTAAGAATCTGTTTCTAGTTTCTGTACTATTTTGTTCAAATACCAAATATCTCGAAGTAGATGCGATATACTTTTTAACTGTAATCAACAATCTTCTTACGTTAATTCTATCTAATGCAGATGGTCTAGATTGTAAAGTCTTTTGTCCAAATGCTACGATACCTTGTCCTGGGAATTGTGCGATTGGGTTTACTTTTCCTTCGTACAATGTATCTCTATCAGAATGAGTTAGACGATTTACTACACCAATTGCTCCCGTAATACCACCACGATTCAAACCTGCCGGTGCAAACCATTCAGCTGCTGAATTATCGTTAGCTGCAAATACCGCTGGCATTAATACCGATGGTGGAACTGCTACCATTTTGTTAGTATTCAAATCAATTGTCTTAATCCAAGGGTAGTAAGTTGCTGCGTAGTTAGTATCTAAACCTTCTGCTACTCCAACTGCTCCAGCGATTGTACCATCTTGTGCTACTGAATCCATAATGTAGAAACAATCAGTACGAGCTTCACACAAATCAATACCAGCTTGTGCTACCGATGTATGTAATGTTTGAATAACACCCGGCATAACTACCAAGTTAATATCATATTCGTCTTGATTAGAAATTGCGTCTAATGCTCTTTGGTATGCTATCGAACCACTTGTACTAGCAGATGATAAATCAAATCCTTGTGAATTTGTGTTTGTAATAGATGAACCTTTAGCAATTGATTTAGCCGGGCTCATACCATCAAAACCACCTTGTAATGCTACTACAAATGCTCTTTTAGCTACCGCATCTGCTGCTGAACCAGTTAATGGTAAACCAGCGGTTACATCTAATGAAAATGCCGATGATGTTGTAAATCCTTGTGGAATTGGTTTTAAGAATTGTGTATTATCTGCTGATAATGTTCCTTCAAAATCAAATCCACCAGGTGTAGTTGAAGATACAGAAGTAGATTTGTAAGAAACATCTACCAATGAACCAGTATAAATACCAGCTGCAATTGGGTGTGAGTAACCAGCGTTACCATATGGTGCAGCCGTTACAGGTATTGCATCTATGTTACCCATTTCAATATAGATGTAACGAGATTTGTTAGAGTAATCACCATATTCGGTAATCTTTCCACTTGCATCAGTTGTTATATATCTATCACCAATTGCTCTTGCAATATAGTTAGGTGATGTTGGGTCTAAATTTAAGTTAGAATAAGTTTCTAATACATATTTTCTCTTATCAGTATCGTTGTACTTTCTAACTTGTAATGTAAATGTTGCGTAATCTGAACCAGCAACTGAACCAGCTGCTTTAACATCTGAAATTACAATTTTAAATCTTGTGTTTTCAGCGTTACCATCTGCAATAGTTTTAACTTTAAATAAATCGTAGTTAGTACCTGCAACTAATTGAGATTGAATGTATGGAGTTGAAGCTCCAACTGCACCCTCACTAAAGTTTTGTAATGGTAAAATTACTGCAGATGCACTATAATGCGTAGTTCCTAAAATATTTTCAAAATAAGTATATGCATATGCGTTTTTAGCTCCCAATGGAGATGTTCCAAAAGTTTTAGTAACTGCATATGGGTCAGCTGGTGAAATTGAAAATTGGTTAGAATCACCAAAAGTACCAATGTGAGTTCCATTTATGCTTAATAAATCAGCAAGTGGAGCAGGTGAAGTAGATGCGGTAATAGCTACATCACTAAATGATGCGGATGTATTTGCCGTTTCGGTATTGTTTAATGTATAAACTAATTTTTTAAATCCACTACCAGATGCTATAACACCGATTGGTCCTAATTCTTTATATCCACCTAATCCAGCAACTCTTACGATTGTTGCTACACCAGTTTCTCTTAAATAATTTTGTACTGCGTTTTCAGTATAGTAAGTGCTATCAACAACACCAAAAATATCTTCAAATTCAGATTGAGTATTTACAATTGTAGGTTTGAATGCTGGTCCCTGCTTTAAAGGTCCGATGAAAACTCCA